CGCACCGCTAAAGATATTCTTGTTCGTCAAGGTTACAATGATGATGTTGCTCATGCTCTTGTTAGCCGCATGGTTATCTTAACCAAAGAACCAGATCCTGAAGAAGTTGCTGCAGAAAATGAAAAACTGTCCAAAGCTGAACTTTTGAAAGTAGCCACTAAAGCATTAGAACAAGTCCTGGCAGATAAATAGGAGCAATACAATGAGATTATCAACAATATTAACCATCATCATAGGTGGGATGCTTAGCAATAATGTTTATGCTGCAACAGACGCCGCAGCCATGATTGACCAGATTAATGGCTTTATCGCTGAAGGTTATCATTATGTGCCGCCAACTCCCGAGCAGAAACGTAATGGTGTTATTGGGACATATCATAAAGCAGCGCCGGGTTCAAAAGCGGGTGGCTTTAAGATCTTAGATCCTGCCAAGGATAAGATTCCATTGGTTGCGTTGGCACCCCTATCTAGCACTGGTGGTGTATCGGTGCCGGATGTTTCGGGACGTGCAAACAAAGAAACAGCGGTGCATTCTTATCATCGTGCGCAGCTTGTTAACCAATCGGGTAAGTATGTATGCATCCCATTGGTTGCGAATCTTACCTGTGCACGCGGTGTGACACATGATGAGATCTACCATGCCTGTATGAATCCTGGAGCGGTATATGACAGTACGTCCGATGTCTGGATGAACGTCCAATATGGTAAAGGTAATCATGGCATTGTTGGTACATTAACGATCCAGGATTATCCAGTTGGAACTTACCAAGGTTTTGGCACAGCCCATATTAATTAGTGGTACAGTCATGCCAGATGTTTTCTTTATCAGCGACACGCATTTCGGGCATAAGAATATCCTTACGTTCGAACCTGTCGCTCGTCCTTTTGTTAACTTGGAAGAAATGCACGATGTATTGGTTACACAATGGAACTCGGTGGTTAAGCCAACGGATAAAGTTTATCATCTTGGCGATTTTGCTTTTGGACGTAGTTATATTGGGGTTGCAGCTTTACTTAATGGTAAAAAGCGTCTCATTCTTGGCAACCATGATAAATATCCAGCAGCAGATTATTTAAGATATTTCGAGAACGTCTACGGCATGATCTATTATGACCAGTGTTTGTTGTCCCATATGCCTGCTCATACGCATGGCTTGGGACAACGGCATATGCTGAATATCCATGGGCATTTGCATAGTAATGCTGTCATGCAGGATAAGCTCTACCATATAGAAGATCGTAATTATTTTAATGTCTCCTGCGAACGCATTCATCTCACGCCGATTAGCTATGATGCTATTCGGGCCCAGCGCAAGGACATCTTTGGGTGAAACTCTATCGACTAGCAGATGAATTCTATGTCATAGGGAATGAGTTTCCACACTTCAAGGCATGCTGGGAACTGATTAATGGTTTCTTTGATGATCCTGAAAAAAGCCGCAAATGGTTCCTTGCAAAAAATCCTCTGCTCGGTGACTTACAGCCCATTGAAATGATTTGGCTTGGTCGCGGTGCTAAATTACTTAAATTCATTAAATCACGACTTGATGGTTACATGCCCTGACATGTAAACTACTTCTGCGTCACTAGGATGGTGGCGCATATAGCATAAGGATATGCTCGATGGCCGATGTCGCAAAGCGGTATCAGGATGAATTACCGCGCATCAAAAAGAACGTAGAGAAAGCATACGCTTACTTTAAGCCAAATTACGTTCGTTATCAGAAATTCCGTGAATTTGTATTCAATACTGCCCTTGATCCAGCAACAATTTCACTTCTTAAGACACTTAAAAAACCACAGATAGAATTTAATATTCTCGAAGCCTATATATCGCGCTTACGAGGTGAATTCGCTAAACAAGAACCATCCATTGAAGTAATGGCAGGAGATGAGCAACCTGTCGATACGGAAGTGATCAATGTCGTGCAGGGTCATTTGCGGCACATATTCTGTGAGGCCAACAAAGATTCTTGCGAGTACCAAGTTTACACAGACACATTATCTGGTGGCTTTTCTGTCATGAAGGTTTGGACAGAATATGCCCATGAAATGTCATTTAATCAGGTCATCAAGATGGGTCGTGCTTATGATCCGACTCTCTGTGGCTTTGATCCACTAGCACGTGCACCACATAAGGGTGATGGGAATTTTTGCTTTGAGATTTTCCCGATGCTTAAGGAAGACTTTGAACGCGAATATCCCAATATTAGTATATCCGATATTTCATTCGCACGTGAGATCAGTGGCTTCAATTGGTCTTATGTTAATAATGATCTTGAAATTGTTTTACTCTGTGATTATTACGAGCGTAAACACAAACGTACCAAGATCGTGCAGTTAGCAGACCAACGTGTCATGACAATGGATGAATACGATAAGTTCCTTGCTGAATGGGAATTATCCGGACGCATTGAACAGCCGCCTGCGATTATTGGTAAGCCACGCATGACAGATGTCGAGACAATCGAACGTTATAGGTTCATGCAGAACCGTGTGCTCGAACATGTGATAACGTCATTTAAGCAATTACCTTTAATCTTTATCGATGGCAACTCTGTGTTGATTCGTAATGGTGATGACAATTCTGTGCTGCAGATGTGTCGGCCTTATGTGTATCACGCAGAAGGTATACAGAAGTTAAAAAACTTCGCTGGCCAGACACTCGGTAATGAACTTGAAAACATGATTCAGCATAAGTTCAAAGTGGCGAAAGAATCATTGCCACTCGAAGAAGATTATCTTGCGGCATATCGTGATATCCAACAAGCGGATATTTTGGTTTATAACTACAACAATGAATTAAATCCCGCACAGCCATTGCCGATACCACAAGAAGTGCAACGCATTCCCATTCCACCCGAAGTCACAAATACATTCATGGGTGCTGATGCATTAACGCAGACTATCCTTGGTAATTTTGATATGGATCTTGGTAAGATGCCGCAGCAACAAGTGTCTGGTGTTGCAGTGATTGAATCAGTGACGCAATCAAATAGTGCAGCGATGCCATACATCGTTGGATTCTTGCAAGGCTTAAACCGTGTTGCGGAAATTATTGTGGATCTCTTACCAAAATATTTTATTACACCAAGAACTATTCCTGTTGTGAAACTCGATGGCACACGTGATTACATTAAGATTAATCAACCGGGTGGAGTGAAATTAAATTATGGTAACAATGCACTGAACGTAAAGATTGAAGCGGGTGTGAATTTCCATGTGCAGAAAACAAAAGCCATGGCACAGATTATTGCGTTGATGCAGGCGTCACCATTGTTTGCGCAGTTCATGAATACCGAAGGTCTTGCAGTGCTACTCGATAATGTTGAAATCAAAGGTATTGAACAGATCAAAGAACTCGCTGCTGCTTGGCAAGAAAAAATGCGTCAGATGCAAGAACAACAAATGCAACAACGTAATCCGCTTGAACAACAAGTTGAAGTTGAGAAAGCAAAGATCGAACAGAAAGCAGAACAATCCAAAATTGATCTTGAAGTTAAAGCGGCAGAACTTGCGATTGAAAAACAAAAAGCTGACACCGAACGCATGGTTGCAATTTCTAATATGGGTCTTGAACTTGATAAGCTCACTGTTGAACATGCAAAAACACAAGCACAAGAAACACGTGCCGCGGTGGATCTTGCAATCAAGGATGCTGATCTCAGACAAACACATGCACACAATCGTGACAAACTTGTGCATGAAGTTGTGAAGTCAGCACGTGAACATAAAGTGAAAAGCACGGAGAAAAAATCCAATGACTAAAAACAAAATTACATTCAATGATTTACGTGATGGTGTTGCTGTGATGAAACATTACAAGATGCCAGTAAAAGAATATGAACGCCAAGTGCGTGAACATTTACGTGGCATGAAACAGCAAGATATGCGCAAAGAATATCAGAAAATCTTTAAGGAACAAAAATAATGACAACAGAATTAATTATGAAAACTAAATTTGAATATATACAAGCAGTTAAATCATTACAAAAATATTATCGTGACAGATTAATTCCACCAACAAAATTGCAGAACGCATACAATGATGCATTAGATAATTATCGTTATGCATTGGATTGTGCGGGTTATTACATGCCATTACCACTTTATCCCTATTCATTAAAAGATAAACATACATGGAAGTACAAAGATGTCACGATTGATGGTAAAAAATTTGTTCGGGATATAGTCAATCCGGATTTTAAATATTCACATGTATCACCAATTGCAAAATAATTATTTTAAACACTATTGACAATAATTAATGTGAAGCTCAGCATGACACTGTACGCAATCATGCGGTTAAAATGATCGACACTCAATCGTTATTGAGGCAGACCGTGACGGGGCAATAGTTAACTTACAGGATGTAAGTTTAAGAAAAGGATTTTATTGGTATGGATAACCAATTAGATGCAGGGACGCATCAACAGAGTCAGGATGTAGGATCAGCAGGGATCGCTGCTGTGCAATCAGCACAAGACGTGCAGGCTGCAGAGAAACTTATACCACAATCAGAGTTAAATAAGATTGTAGGCCGAGTCAGGGAAGAGGCAAGGCAAGATGGTTATGCGCGCGCACGTGCCGAAATGTCCGCGGTAGAACCACAGCAATCTGAACAACAGCAAGGATATCAATCACATTCACGTGAAAATATCGAGCAGCTGGTGGCGGAGAAGATCAAGGAGCAAGCTCAACTCGAGGTTGCAAAAAAGATCGCAGGCGATTTCACTAACAAATTGTTAGCTGCTAAAGAAAAATATCCTGATTTTGAAGAAACAGTTGCTCAACTAAATCTGCCAACAATTCCGCAGATTGTGCACTGGGCGAATTCTCTGGATAACACAGCGGATGTAATGTACGACATAGCTAAGAATCCCGCCAAGTTTGCGAATATCTTAATGCTATCGAACAACGCACCGCTGTTAGCCCAACGAGAATTGCAGAAATTATCTTCTTCAATTAAGAAGAACGAAGAAGCAAAGTCTGCTGCTGAAAATGTATCTGTCGGTGAACCATTATCCCAATTAAAACCTTCTGTAACTGGTACGGATAATGGCAAGCCTACGATACGTGATCTGCGCAAACAATCTTGGATGCGTGCTTAGTATAGTAAGCGAAACCATTATCTCTCACATAAATGGATTTGGGAGATTTATAAATGGCATTCCCTACTAATATTTTGCAAACAGTACAGACTTATCAAGAGTCTGAACTGGCTTACTTACTTAACTTATGTTGCTTCGTAAGTACAGCGAATACACGGTTCAAAGATTTCGAAAAATTAGAAGCTAACTTGGGCGACACAGTTACATTTGATCTGCCGCCACGTTATGTAACAACCAATGGTCTCGTTGCATCATTTCAAGCATCACAACAACGTGTACAACCATTAGTTGTAGATCAAGCGGTTAACACTTCTTACACCTTCACTAACCAACAGTTCATTTTCAATGTACGCGAATACATGGAAAAATTCGGTATGTCAGCGGTGACTGAAATTGGTTCTAACGTTGAAGCGAACATTGCATTGAATGCAATTTCAGGTGTACAGAACAACAATCCGCAATCACCTAACTATGGCACCATTGATACATCCTCTGGACCGTATCGTTTCTACAATGACGGTGTCACTAGCATTAGTTCATTCGGTCAGTTAGCGAATATGTTAGCTGCATTCCGTAACTACGGTGCTGTGAAAGATAACTTAAAAGTTTATCTATCAGATATTGCTGTACCACAAATCGTTAACTCAGGTTTAAACCAATTTACTCTGAAACGTAATGATGAAATGGCGAATTCCTGGGAAGTGGGTAACTGGATGGGTGTTGAGTTTTATCAATCAAACTTATTAGCTATTCAAGTTGCAGGTGATGTTGGTGTCAATGCACAAGTGTTAACACTGGTATCTACCAATGATCCAACAGGTGCTAACGTTACACAGTTGACGTTCTCAGGTGCAACTGCCAGTGATGCGAATGCAGTATTTGCTGGTGATTTATTCCAGTTCCAAGATAACGTATCTGGTCAACCCAATATGCGTTATCTGACCTTCATCGGCCATGTACCTTGCGCGCAACCCGTGCAATTCCGTGCAACAGCCGCTGCTGCAGCAAATGGTTCTGGCGATGTCACTATTTCTATTGAGCCGCCATTGGTATGGCAATCCGGTAATCAAAACCAAAACCTTAACAATGCACTCGCGGCAGGTATGCAAGTTAAAGCATTACCTTCACATCGTGCAGGGTTAGTAGTGGGTGGTAATGCCTTGTTCCTAGCGATGCCACGTTTACCAGATCAAGCGCCATTCCCGACCAGTAACAAATCAGATCCTGATACTGGTGTGTCATTGCGTTTGACCTACGGTACTTTGTTCGGTCAAAACCAATTCGGTTGGATTCATGACATCATTTGGGGTTCTACAGTGGTGCCTGAATATTCCATGCGCATTGCATTCCCATTAACACAATAACAATCAAGGATGACGACTATGTCTATTGAATTCGAACCTATTGTTAACCTGCCATTTCTATATATCAATGGTGCAGTCATCAGTAATGATGCAACAACACCTAATACAATTTTAGATATTGCAGCTGGCCAAGCCCGTGATCAGACAAATCAAGCTGACATGATTTTGGGTAATTATCTCGGTGTAAATCCTAATCTTACTGCTAACACATCTACATCACTTAATTTCGGTGTAAACGGTGTGAATGGTTTAGATACTGGTACTATTGCAGAAGCAACCATGTATTACATCTATATGATTGCTGACCCCAAAGGATTTAAACCTACTGGTGTAATTGCTTCATTACAACCTGTAGCAACAGGACCATTGATGCCATTTGGTTATGGTTTATCAAGACTCATTGGCTTCTGGGCAACAATTAGTAATGCTGCTCACTTATTGCCGGGTTACATGTCTAATAGTGTTGGTGGTGGTCGTGAGTTTCGTTATGACGCACCGCAAGCTACAGCTGTTACAGCTGGTGCAGCAACAAGTTATACAGCATGTGCATTAACCAACTTAGTGCCGCTTGTTAATAATTTAGTTGTTTCATTACAGACTGCATTCACAGCAAACGCAGCGGGTGACACATTAAAATTACAACCAGGTAATGGAACAGGTGATGCAATTACCATTGAAGCACCAAGCACACATGTTTATTACAGTAATTTTGGCATTTTGTCACAACTTGTAAGCAGTGTTCCAACTGTAAATTACAAAGTGTCAAGCAGTAGTGATGCTGTTGCTATTAATGTCTGTGGATATACTGTTAGCTTGTAACCATAAGCATAAGGATATGCTTTATGTCATACACGGTCACAAAGCTTATCACGAATGCGTATTATCTATCTGGAATCGTCAGTCGCAGCTTACAAACTGTGACTGGCGATCAGCTACAAGATGGTCTTGATCTACTTAATGCATTGCTTGCCACAAAGACAGTAAATGTACGGTTAATACCGTATTTCAGTGTGTATAACTTCACTGCTGTAGTGGATCAAGAAGAATATTTCATTCCGAATCTCGTGGCTGTTGAAACGTTTACGTTCTTTATCCAGAACGTACGGTATTCCATGTTGCCGCAGAAACGTATTACTTACTTTGGTTCTGGTCGTATTAATGATATTGACTCACTACCATTTAGTTGGCACATCGAACGTGCAGTCGGTGGTGCGAATCTTTACATCTATTTTGTTCCGAACATTGCATATCCATTGCAGATTACCGGTAAATTTAGCTTAAGCAATGTTGTGCTTGGCCAAGATTTATTACTGACGATGGATCAGTTCTACATTGAATATCTACGTTATGGTCTCGCAGAACAGATCGCTGCTGAATATAACATTCCATTGCAACCGCAAGCGAATGAACGTCTCAAAGAAATGGAAAAGATGATCACGGATATTTCACCGCCTGACTTGCAGATGGTGAAAATGTCGTCATTGCAGAAGAATGTGGCTATAAATTACGCAGATGTCAATATCGGTCGAGGTTGGAGGCCGTAAGTATATGATTTTAAAGGGATTTTATGAAATCACGCTCTCCTACCTTTACTAATCTGCCACTCGACATTGTGGGTTCCACTGCCTTTGGTCGCTATCCAAAGATTAGTGTTGAGCAGACCTACAACATGATTATCTCTGATAATTTCCTCGTGCCTTATGCTGGTTATAAATATGCGATCACTGATGCAAATGGCAATCCGCTGCCACTATCTGCCATTGGCGCAGGACGTGGGATATTTCATAGCACGATATTGAATCAATTGATTGTAGTGATCTACAACAATGTGTTTGTGGTGAATTCGTCACTCGTTGCAACACAGATTGGCACACTGAATACATTTGCAGGTGATGTATTTATTGACGAGAACAATGCAAACCAAATTGCCATCTGTGATAAGACAGCGATATGGATTTACAATACAACAACTAACTTATTCACGAAGGCATCTATTGCTGCACCATTCTTGCCAGGCTATGTTGCATTCCAAGATGGTTACTTTATTACTGTGGATCTTAATTCAGCACAATGGGCATTGTCTGCATTGAACGATGGCACGACATGGTCGCTATCTGCTAATACTGTGGGTGGCTTTCAATCTAAGCCTGACAAACCTGTTGCGGTGTTGCGATTTCCTGGTCGTGGTAATTTATTATTTGTCATTGGTAGTGTTGTCACAGAATTGTGGTATGACGTTGGTGCGGCATTATTTCCTTATCAACGTAACTCTGGAGTAAATATTGATTATGGAACACTTAATGCTGATACCGTGGCTTCCCTTGATAATATCGTGTGCTGGCTTGGGGCCAATGAACGATCTGGACCAGTCATACTCGCAAGTACAGGTGGTACCCCTGAACGATTATCCAATGACGGTATTGATTTTAGACTCAACGCTTTAACCAATCCGTCAGATGCACATGGCTTCATGTTCAGACAAGATGGTCACATATTTTATCAGCTGACATTTCCGACAGATAATTTCTCAATTACGTATGATTTTAATACGGGGAAATTCTTCACAGTCACTGATCCAAATCTCAATTACCATATTGCGAAGCGTGTCGCTTACTTTAATAACACGTATTACTTTGTGTCACTGAATGATGGCAATCTCTATGAGATGTCAACCAATGACACGACATATGCTGGCAAAGTCATACCACGCATACGCATATGTAAAACCGTACGCATGCCAGACACTGCACCATTTGTTACGAATAACCTTTCATTCCCACTAGAACAAGGTGTCGATAATGTACCTACTAATTCTGTTATCGCTGCTGTTGTGCAAAACGGTGGTTCTGGTTATACAGCAGCGACTGTAATCTTTGAAGGAGGTGGTGGTTTTGGTGCAACCGGTACGGTGACAGTTTCCGGTGGTCAAGTGACAGGCATTACGATTACAAATGGTGGCGAAGGTTATATTGCAGCACCGGTACCTAGTATTAGTGGCGATGGCACCGGCGCATATGGACTTTCCTATATTGATAACGTCGCGCCAATTGTCGATCTTGCGATTTCGAATGATGGTGGTTATGTATTTAGTAACTATGATCAGATGACACTTAATAGTCTTGGCGTACGTAAGAACAGGTTCATCTATTATAATCTTGGTTGGTCAAATGAATTCACACCGCAGTTCAGGATGTTTTCGCTTGGCCGATTTGTTGCAGGCGATGGCACAGTGAGTATTTATCAATGACGATACCCAGTTTAGTACCGAGCAGGTTCCCTAATTTCTTTGATACACAGTTTGTGGATAAGCAAGGGTATTTGACAGACCCATGGCGGCAGATTTTGCAACAATTATTCACGCAGTTGCAGCTCAATATGGGCAATGAAGGACTTGTAGCACCTTCGCAAACGAATCCTAATATGCTTATAATACAGAATAATCAGAATGCAGCTGGTGAAAATACTGCAGCATATGGCACACTGATTTACAATACAGATACTAATATGCTAAATGTGGCACTCGATAATGGATCAGGAGCGCCAGTGTTTTACCCGATTACGACGACATAAGGATATGTCATATGAGTTTCTTATCAGGTTTAAATCCATTCCGCGGTATTCAGGAAATATTTGGTACTGGAGAGAAATATAGAAATCCCAGTGATGTTGCGATGGGTTATACCAATCAGATTCCGGATATCCTAAAGAAATACTATGGTCCTTATGCTGAAGCAGGACAGAATGCATTACCGAGTTTGTCATCTGAATATTCGAAGCTCATGTCTAATCCTGGCGAACTTATGTCACGCTTGGGTGCAGGTTATCAACAATCACCTGGATTTCAGACTGCATTGAAAGAATCTCTCCAGGGTGCTAACCAAGCAGCAGCTGCAGGTGGCATGGCAGGTACTCCCTTAGCGCAACGTTATGGTGCTGACATAGCACAACAAATGTCGATGCGTGACTTCCAAGATTATTTGCAACAGGCATTAGGTTTATATGGATCAGGATTATCTGGGCAGCAACATATGTATGATGTAGGTTCCGGTGCTGCCGGTAACTTAGCAGATAGTTTAAGTCAGCATCTATGGGGACAAGGTGGCTTAGCATTTGGCGGACAGAATATCCGTAACCAACGTAGCCAAGGTATGTTCCCTGATCTTTTACGCATGGGCATTAACTATGGTGCTTCAGGAGGGTTCGCATAATGCCTTTCAATCCATCGTTTAGTTATCCATTATATCCGACTGAAGAACAAGCAGTACCCGGACGTGCTGCTTGGCGTGGGTTGTTTGATACGATTGGTAGTATCCCAAAGACACGTGATGAAGCAATAAAACGTCAACTTGCCAATGAATTATCACGTTATGAGAATGAGATAAAAAGACCCTATGCTGAACATTCTAATGAATTTGCAGGCGCTGATCTTGCCTATCAAAAGACAAAAGCACCTGATGCATATTCACAAATGGCATTACGTGAAGCACAACGTAAAACTTATGAAGCAGAATTGCCATGGATAGGAACTAAACATCAAGTTGCATTGATGAATGCTGCTACAAGAAATAAAGAATTAGTGAATGCTGTTACGAATAATTTCAGACAATTTACTCAGACGCCACAAGGCTTAGCTATTCTGAAAAATGATCCACGATTAGCTGATGCAATTTATCAAGCAATGATCAATCAAGCGCAAGATATTACTGGCCAACAATTTAATGATATGCCAGGTGCTCCACAACCGCAGCAGCCTCAGCAGCGGCAAGCACAACAAGAAATGCCATCTTTGCAGGAACAACTTGGCATTGGTAATTCTCCTGCTAATACGGGATATCCTTATACGCCAATTCCAACAAGACCTGAAACTGGCGAAACATCAAGTGAAGGTCAAATGTTAGTTGACAGAATACGATCATATTTGAATAAGGAATCTGGTCAAGAACCTGAACAACCTGAAGTTGCACAAGCGCCACCTGATTTATCAAAGCCACAGTCACGTAAAGATATTATTAAAGACATTCAGGATTCAGCTGCTGATCAATATGTAAAACTTACATGGCCACCTGATGTTAAGAAACGTTTATATGCTGGTGATCGTTTCAAAGCTACAGTACCGATGGTAATACAGAATTTCGAATTGGCGAAAGAATACTTCAGCCCACAAGGTCGTAAATTATTGCTGCAAGATATTAAGAAAGGTACCGGTAAAAATGCAGTGACGCCGCCAAGATATCAAGCATATAAGAATTTTGTGCAAGGTATCGAACAGTTAAACGTACAAGGTGCGTTCTTAGAAGGTGTACCAGCTGACCAAATATCACGTGGTCAATATCATAAAGTATTCGATATTGATACGTTCTTCAATAATCCTGAATCAGCACAACAGACGCTTGAAACTGCTATCAATTTAGGCTTACAAGCTGATGAAGCTAATAGATCGCGTCCAGGAGAATTAGTCGAGCGTGCTCCTAAATCTGAAAATACTGAACAACCATCTGCGAGTGTAGCAGCTCCTAAAGTACATCAACTGAAAAATGGCGATTATCTTGTTGTTTACAGTAATGGCACAACTAAAGAATATACTAAGCAAGGTCTTGAAGAAACAGCGAAAGCTAATAATATCAGTGTGACAGAAGTTAAACGTCGATTAGGAATAACTAAATGATTAATTATCTCGCTGATACTAATGCCACTAAAGCGGTTGATGAACATAAGACAAATGAAAATGTTTCGAAGTATCTTGGCATCAAGCCATGGACAAAAGAAGAATTTATGAAGGCAACAACATCTGCTGGCGAACTTGGTGCAATGATGTTAATGCGTAGTCCTAAAGGTGGTTTTGCATCAAAGATAGCACCTAACGTAACAAATAAAATTGCGCAATCATTAATTAATTATGGTGGCAATATTGGCATGAATTCTGCAGCACTTGCTGGTCTTCGTTTATTAGAGCCAGCTGGTGAAAATGAAACTCGACTTGGACGTGCTGGTGAAGGTGCTACTGAAGCTGCAATTGGTACAGCAGCATTACATCCTATATTTGCTGCAGCAACTTCTGCAGATCCACGTTTAAGAGTTCTTGGTACTATTGGATTAGGTACAGGCGCTGGATATCTTGCTGATAAAGCAATCGGTGCTGGTCACGGTATATTAGAAACAATAGGTGCGATATTAGGTGGTGCTTTTGGTTTACGTAGAGGGAATGCAAAGAATATGGCGATTATGGATACCTATGGTAAACATACTCCTCAAGAACGCCAAGCTGCACAAGCTAATTATGCTGCTTCACAAGAACTTGGTATTGATCAGAATCTATTAGAATCATTTAATACAGCAAGATCTCGAGCACAATTAGGCAAACTTGGTGAAACACCAGAAAGTGCAGAGATCATGTACGAACAGGGTAAAAAACGTGCCGGACAAGAAGAAAAAGTATTTAATGAATTCCTTGAAGATATTTCACCAGCAGGCATCCAAGATATTATATCGTCGCTTTATAAAGCCACAAAAGCAGACAATGCACGTGTAGATGTTAAACCAGTGGTTGAACGTGTAAAAGAAGCCATGCAGGATGCGACTGGTGGTATCAAGACAGCTTTAAGTAGTGCTTTAAAGATGCTAGAAAAAAATGCACCTGCTGAAGCTAAAGTAAAACGTGAAGCTCCAAAACAATATGCAGTTAAATCAGAAGCACCTGTTGAGGTTAAAGAAAAACCTAAAGCTGCATCAAGAACTTATGCTACAGAATCAGAATTACCACAAAAAATTCCTGAAAAACAAACTCCTACTTTATCTGAATTATTAGGTGAGCCGCGTAAACCACCAATTCCTGCATCAGCAGATTATCCTACTCATGGATCAGTCGTACCCGGTCATAAAAGAGTGACTAGAGTCCAAATTCCTGAAGCAGGACCAGATTTGCCACTATCTGAATTATTAGGAACGCCATCAAAACCATTAACTACTATCCCGGGTTATCCAACAAATGGATCAATTGTACCTGGATATAGAAGAATACGACAAAATAATGGTGAATCTGTCCCTATGATGGAAGCTTTAGGTGGCCAAAAACCATTCGAAGTTACTGGTAGTCCATATCCATATAAAACTAACTTACGTCCTTTACATAATGCAAAAATGGCTATGGAAGATTTGGCTGAATATAATCCTAGTGCCGGTGATAGTTCAATTAAAAAAGCTGCATCTAATGCAGTTAAAAATGTAGTTAAAGAATTACGTGAACAATTAGGTAAAGCAAGCCCAGTCTATAAAACTGCCAGTCGTTTGGCACAGAAACAAATTATACGAAACCAAGTTGAAGAAGCAATGGGTAAGAAAGCCTACAATGCAGCTAACTTTGATGCTGCTTTACTGCAGAATCCCAAAGAATACGAAAAACTATATCACGACCTTGGTACGCCAGGTAATACTAAAGTTCAATCGACAGCTCAACGAAAACTTGAACTTATGAAAAAAACACTGCCTACCTTAGTAGACCCAATCAATTCTGCAGTTAAGTCAACACTTGGGGAGACGGGTGTTAAATCTGATAGGTTCGGTGGCATTGGCAAAACACTTGGCAATATGGTGCACAATGCTTTATTCGGTCAATATAATAAAGCCGTAGCTGAATTGATCTGGAATCCTCAATTTGAAAAGGATCTATTGCAGCTTGAAAAAATACAATCTGATATCGTTCGTTCTCGTAAGTTAGCTGAATTATTAACTCGCGTCAGTTCACAGCAAGTCTCAGCATCACTTGCCAGCTAACCACCCTAGAGTTCCACGTAGAACCTGTTAAACTACTCCTAGACCATGGATGGTCAAGGAGCAACAAGGATGCCACTTAATCCTCTCTATATGCCTGCACCCAGTTTGCAGGAAGGTTTTGTTGATAAAGAAACCGGCGAACTATTGGCTAATGGTCAGGTATTTAGTTTCGTTGCGAATACCAATACACCTAAGCCGCTCTACGAATACGACAATACCCAGAATCCTCCGTATGTTCCGCTATCCAATCCTGTCATACTTTCAGCTGTAGGGACATTCCAAGATGCTAATGGCAACGATATTATTCCTTATTACTACCCCTATGATTCTGATGGTAATGTGCAACTTTATACTCTTAAAGTATATAATGCTAATGGCACGTTACAATTTACGCGTAATGATTTCCCGAATGTGGCGTCAGGAGAAGTGCCAGGCATTGAGGGTGTGGAATTAACAAACTTCGTGCCGAATGGCCAGTTCTTGTTTCACAACAATAATGCACTGCCACCATCAACGACTACTTCAGCAACATTTACTTATACTGGTCTATCAACAAATACTGTCTGGCAGATTGCACCGGGTGGCTGGACATTTGAACGAACATCTACAAGTTCTGCGACGGACACAATTACCTTTGATCGTCTGCCAAATACTATTGGCATTCCGCCAGAAGCGACAACCAGTGTGCCACGATATGCCTGTCGCATTACGCGTAGTATGCCAAGCAATGACGTTATTGTGGATCTACGTATTAAGTTTAACGATGTTAATAAATTTGATTCATCAAATGGTAGTCAGCCAGGATTACAGAATTACACATTATTGTTTTCAGCTAGAACATTCTCTGGATCGATCACAAGTGCTAACGTATTCGTGATTAACTATTATGGTACTGGTGGGTCGCCTTCTAATTCTGAAGAATATAATTTTGGTTCACCATTTGATATCAATACTACATATCAAACCTATGCATTGACTGGATCACTAACAACAGATTCCGGTGCAACACTTGGCACGAATGATGATGATTTTATACAGTTTGCATTTCGTATTCCTGTCACTGGATCATCAACGTTTGATATTGAGTTCACTAACGTTGCATTGATTCCAGGTACATATACTAATCAAACGGTATATCCGATTCAGACGAATGGTGACTTCTTATTAAATGCCATGGCGAATGTGGCACCTGCTGTCGGTAATACCACAACCTATGTACAAGATGGCAGTAATTTATATCTGCCATTAGTGATGACATTGAATGGTTTGCAGTTTGATAATTCTGCCATTGGTGAAATCTATGCATCATTCGTAGCACCAGTAAATAATGAATTACTATGTGATGGCACTTCATATTTAAGTGCGGGTATTTCTTCTCTTGGCATTCCATATTCAAGATTATTTAACAAATGGTATTCTGCTTCAACGCGTGGAACTATCTTTGGTAGTGGTCCGTCATGGCTTAATTGTTATCTCAGCACCGGTGTCACCGGTCTGTTGATGCTGACGCAGAATAGTCTTGGTAGTATTTCTGCTAATCCATCTGATAGCTTAACAAATCCTACAGGTTTTACATTTACGTCAACGCCTGGTATCAGTGGTAGAACATCAGTTAGTTACAATGCACGTTGCAATGTCACACCAGTTGTAAATGCTGTATCTACATTTATGAGTGGCACACACAGTAATAATGCTGCTGCTGCTGGCACATCTACGATGACTATTTCTAATTGGTGTACGCCTGCGGGAATTCAATATAAGTTTTTCATTGACCCAATTGCTGCTAATTCTTTAGCATCAGGTTCAGGAACTGGCCTCTATTTTACATTCAGTGATCATACAACTGATTACTATATGTGGTTTAAATCTAATACTGAATCTGATCCTATGCCTGGTGGTACTGGCATTGAATGTTTTTTAATTGCAGGCATGTCTGCTACTGATTCAGGTATTGCAATTGCAGCAGGTCTTTCTAGCAGACAATTGAATTATATTACCTGTGGTGCCTCATCAACATTTAGTGCAGGTGCATGGTTTAATTTCTATGTTGGTTCAGTACTAAATACTGTCTGGTATCAGAAAGCCGGTAGTGGTTCACCACCAACTACAGGTGCAACAAATTATATTATGGTTGCGGTGGGTTCAGGTGATAATGCAACAACTGTTGCTGAGAAAACACAAGCTGCCATTAACAGTGTGTATTTTGCCGTTCCTGATCTACGTGGTGTAATGTTACGTGGTAATGATCCCAATGCTGAATGGGATTACAATTCAACATTACGTTATAATATTTATGAAGGCATTACTGAACCAGCATTAGGTTCAATTGAAATTGACGGATTCTCATTACATAACCATATAGCAATAAGTTCACCATCTGCATTTACAGGTACAGTGCCTGTGACATCTGGTAGTGGTAGCCAAACTGCATTAAATACGACTATTTCAACATCTTCAGGAACGCCAGCGACATTAAACATTAGTACGTCTGGAACAGTATCAACAACGATTGGCTTTACAGGTATAGGAGAAACACGTCCAGTTAACGCAGCTGTTAATTGGGTCGTTAAGTATTAATTGAAATTGGAGGGGTCAAGGATGACCACTGAATTAAACTTCGGCCGTGATGCAGGTGGTTACAATGCATATGCGCCATTCTTTGCTGCTGATAACTGGGGAACATTATTAGCTGCTAATACGGAACAGCATTTTACAGTAACGGGAACTTATTCACGTTATGTGGCTGTATTTTCTTATCAACCAGGTGGTGCAGTTTGGGTTGCGAATAATTATACAGCAGCGGTACCAAGCGGTTCCTTTGCAGCTACTACTTCGCAATTAAATCCAGCGGTACGCATTGTGAATCAAGGTGATGTTTTAAGTTTTATTACTGCTGACACAGATGATTATGTCGGAGTGTCACTGTATGGCATCAACTAGGAATGATTGGTCAGCATTAGTTGGTATTGGTTTAAATGGTTTTCGTGATAATCCCATTACGCACAATCCTTTTGTTGCTGACAATACTAGTGGTCTTATTGCACCGGGTGCACCGGAATTCATTGTAACTGAAGGTGATGATCCACTCATGATTACAACTGAAACTGGAATACCTCTTGTGACGGAGTAGCATAGATGGCTGATCAAATACCTATTAGTGAATTACCGCCAGTAACTTCTGGAGCAACAACAGATGAAATTCCTGTTGTACAAGATGGTGTGACATCTAGAGCAACTGTTGCCCAAGAATTTGCGGCAGCAGGAGGTGTTTCTGGCCCATCATCTGCAACTGATACAGCCTTAGCAAGATTTAGTGGTACAACTGGTAAGATTATTGAAAATTCCAATGTAACGTTAAGCGATGCTGGTAGCATGACATTTGCATCCGGACAAAACATTACGTTATCGGGTGCATCATATGTCGCTGCGAATTCTTTCAATGGTACGACGGTACAATTTAAGGGTAGTAATACCGCTAATTCAATTGTATTACAAACCGGTCAAACATCTGCTTTAACTGTTACAGATGGTTCAGCGCCAAATGGTTATTTTGTCATTGATACAGATAATCAAGACATGGATGTCAATGTTCCATTGATTGGATCAGTTTTAGTTCGAGCACCGGTTATCGAAGCATCAACCACTATGGTCATTGATGGTGGCTTAGCAGGCAATCTTAATAATGTAACAACATCTCCTTATCAAATGTTAGACACTGATTATATTGTCGATGTTAATGTCTCTTCTGCTGCAAGCATTACTCTTCCATCGCCAATAATCGGTGGTATTTATAAGATTAAAGATAATTCAGGTGCGGCGGCAACGAATAATATAACAATATCAGCAGGTCTAAAAACGATTGATGGTGCTTCAACGTATGTCATCAACACAAATTATGGCTGTATTGAAGTAGTTTATAATGACACTGAATGGAACGTGATTGCTGGCTATAATACAGGGTCAGCTAGCACAATCACTACAACAGGTGCTCTCACTGTAGATGATGACACAAATGTCACATTAACGCTGGGTGGTAGTCCATCTACAGCTTTGGTGAATCCAGCATCAATTACCGCTGGGTGGACAGGTCTTCTCGCTATAGCAAGAGGTGGTACAAATGTTGGTTCGGTCACAACTTCACCGACTGCCTCAGCATTTGCCGGATGGGATAGTAATAAAAACTTCTCAGGTAATAATCTAATTGAAGGATATACAACAACGGCGACCGCTGCTGGCACAACTACATTAACTGTCGCTAGCACTTACATGCAATTTTTTACCGGTACTACGACTCAAACTGTTGTATTGCCCGTTACTTCAACTTTGGTATTAGGCCAACGATTCTTGATTGTTAATAATTCGACGGGCGTTGTCACGGTAGAATCATCCGGGACGAATACTATTCAAACAATGGCTGCTAATACGACATTAGTCGTCACCTGTATTTTAACATCTGGCACTTCGGCTGCATCTTGGTATGCACAATATAGTTTAGAAAATGCATTAACATTGCCTCTTTCGCTTGCTAACGGTGGTACTAATGCTGATTTGACAGCAGCAGCGGGCGGTATACCATATTCTACGGCGAGTGCATTGGCATTAACTTCTGCTGGTTCTTCCGGACAATTATTCCAATCCGCTGGTACAAGTGCGCCAGGCTGGACGACGGCCACTTATCCTGCAAGTGTGTCAACATCAGGTAACGTCATGTGTAATGATGGTACCAATTTTATCAACACACGCACATTGAATATTGATTCATCAAGCCGCGTCACTAATACAAATCAACCTTGCTTTACTGCAAAATTGATTACCTCCGATCAAATAATTAGTAATGCTACTCAAACGACCATTGCGTTTAATACAGTTAGTTCTGGAGGTGCATTTGACCAAGCTAGTAACTACAGCACAACAAATCATAATTTCACTGCGCCGATTGCAGGCAGATATTTTTTCTTAACGAATTTGTTAATCAATCTAACAGCATCTACTACCGCTTTTGTAATAAATATAAATTCATCATCCACGTATACTGATTACAGAATTTTTGAAAATTCATATTCATCGTCCACTGCGCAAATTTGCGTATCCGGATCGGGAATATTAGAATTAGCAGCGAATGAAACTGTCTCGGTGTTAGGACTATTCGTCGGTAACACCGGATCAGTCGGTATATTACATAATTATAGTTGGTTCAGTGGTTATTTAATTTCATGAACCATACAGTTTTAAGAGCGCCTTCATCATATTATTAAGAAGTACGTTGCAATAAAAATGATGCAGTAAAGGCACCGCCCGTATAATCTGACGAACCATTAACATGGATAAAAAGATTATTAGTTGCGGTGATGGGAATGCTTGAACCTACCCATGTAAATCCAGATTGTCCTACTGCATAAGATTGTGCCGTTGCTTTAATAATAGTGCTAGTTGCTGTAATAATCGCAGCGCCCGTATTAGCATTAGCAATTGTAAAACTCAGTGCTGAGTTATTACTACCACCTGAAAATGATGTGGTGACATTTAATGTGATACCCAAAATTATGTAATTCTTGCTTCCCGTCGGTGTAAAGATATTTGTACCACCTACAATATCAGCATTAGATAAACTACTTGTGGTTACTACAATCAAATTCGCATTGGTATCAGGGGATGCAAATGAAGACTGTAAAATTTCATTAGCGGCAATTCCTGAGTCAACCATCAATCCGACTGTACCTGAATTTTTGGGGATATTACCTGAAACTAAAGCCGCAGGTGCTTGAATGATATTAGAGGTTGCGCCAGCAGGGTCAGCTAAAGACCAGGTGGTAGCTTGTCCAGTGCTCGCATTACTAATAGCATTCGCATAGTTTCCACTATTAGCTACTCCAACTAATGACAATGATCCCGTTGATGCGGGCGCTGGATAGGATGTTAATTTTCCAGCTGTACCAGATAAACCTGCTTGGATATTACCACCGCTGATTGCAGTTGCAGGATCTTCAGTCAAGCCACCGCTGGCATTGCTAAATACTGCAATATGGTTTGCAGTAGTTGGTAATGTCGCACCGCTATTGTTGCTCGGCACTAATGTAATAACACCATTACTGATAGACGGCACAAATACATCAAATGATGCAGAGTTAGTACCATAATTCACATGGATTTCATCGGTGACATAAATAGCAAAACCTTGTCTTACCAAAGTTGCAAGATAGTTTGCTGCAGTAACAGTTGCATAACTGTCATTTGATTGAATTCGTACAATACGGGGGTTGACGCCGACAAGACCCGGTGAGTCTGTCTGAAATTGTAAAATAGGCATGACCAATTCCTTTTGGTTCACTGCTAATCCGTTAGCAGTTTGGCTAATTCTAACAAGCGTATCTTATGAAGTTAATAGCAGCTAGAACCAGTGGAATGCGTGGCCAATGACAGCATATAACCCACTAATGATACCGAACAAACAGAGGAAATATTGGTGTAATTTATCATCAAGATATTTGTAGTTTTCGTCATGGCGATCTTGGAGGGTGATAAGTCGAGTTTTAATTTCAGTGATCATTTCTGTTTGATGGGCGAGAGTACTTTCAAGTAAATATAACCTACCTTGATCTCCTTCTGGAAATCTTTCATGCTTTGCAATTGACATCTTCTTACCCATCCTTATAGTAATGAGATTGTTTCCAATAGTTTAGCAATAAGGATATTGCGATGCCATTGATTAGTGGAAAGCGTGCAAAAACCAAGAAAGGTTTTTCCGAAAATGTCCGGCGTGAAGTTCATGCTGGTAAACCTGTTAAACAAGCTGTTGCTATTGCTTATTCTAAAAAGCGTGGCGGCAAAAAACGTAAGAAATAAGGAGCTACACCATGGGTATGGGCAAAATGATGAAGAAAAAAGGAATGCAAAAACCTAAACTTGGCAAAAAGAAAGAACCGATGAACAAAGGTAATAGCGCTATGAAAAGCAAATTACCGAAGAAAACATCTAAAGAGAAAATGATGTATTAATCAGATTGCCGCCAGACCGAATTGCACGGCCGACCTACGCATTACGAGTGCGTTGCTCTGCTGATTGAGCTATGGCGGCAAATTCTTTTTGAACTTAATAAGTAGATAACCTGGTCAATAGGTTGGTTAGTCGGAATTATCACAATCGTCCTCTGGATATAATCACAGTCGGTCAGTCGGATATACATTGTTAGCAGTTAGCGTAGTCGGAATTACCTTTAATGCAAGATGTGAGACTCGAACTCACTTAGTCAGTGTCAGTAACTGATGCTTAACCAAATAAGCTAATCTACATATAGTCTTTACTGCTACGCGTATTGCAATACGCTACGGTTTTAAGGCAACCGAGCGAGCCTTTCCTATTCGCCCCAGATTATCTGTAACCGTTACTTCGTTGTAGGTTGCGGAAAGTTTTCCATTGTTGCAGGTTTAACTTCAATTTCACATGTCCAATTTGCTTGTTGAATTGCTGCATCAATTAATCGCAGATGTTGAGCATAGTAATCATATTCTGCTGTGACTTGAGATAATGTTAATTTAGGTACTTGCGCTTGAATATCATCCATATCTTCGGTGATTTTTTTGCGGGCAAAACGCATTTCCCAACAATCAGTTTGCTTGACTGCATGTAATTGTTTTACTTTCTCTTGAAGCTCTTTACGGCGTAATAAAGCTTCAGCAAGTTTGATTTTATGCATGATAGGTTCTCAATTAAAAGTTAGGATGAACAACCTATCATGCATAGTTAAATTTGTCTAGAATGGGATTGGGTCATTTAAGCCATCATGCGTATCATTCACAACAGGTGGCACAAATACTTCCTTTAAATAATCCTTAATCACATTCTTCGCAGGATAGATTTTAGTACCATCTTTGCTAGGTGTCGCTGGCTGCAATACTACAATGCCATAGACGCGTTTGCCAATACATTCATCTGCAGTTAATGACATTTGGTCATGCGCTAATCCAGCACCTGCCATGAAGTGTTCTGTCTTCCATTGCATTGATTCAAGATCCATCAGATTATCATAGATGAACCACATGCGTCCTTGATCATCCAAATGTTCGAGGGTCAAGACAATCTTATTGTTGCCATTTTCTGATACGCCTTCCTTGGCATGTTTTACATAGAATAAATATGTACCGTCTGGCAAATATTGATGCTGGATTTTCTCATCCTTGGGAACACGTCTTGATAATGTTAAAGCCATAATAATATCCTTATTATTTGATTACTAAACGCATAGTTTGCTTTAAACAAGCGCCCGGTACAACTACCCCGGCCTTTAAATCTTCCTTGATTGCGTCTTTATCAATGTAGACGCTTGTGCGATATTCTTTGTACTTTTCCGGAATAAATGCCGGGTCAAGGTTGCCATCCATAGTTTCAGGATTCACGACACTAGGATTATTTTTCTGGCGGCTGATCACAAACTGTGGGCATGAGATTTTGGTAATACCACAGCGTTCCATATTCTCATGCATGTAGTTCTCCCAGCGTATAATCTGGTTTTCGAGCGCTTCTTCGCGTTTCTTCAAACGTGCCAGAAGTTCCTTCCGGGCAGTTTCAATCGCTGCCCGTTCGAGTTCGAGGTTCTCAATCCATTTCGTCGTGTTGATGCACTTCTGGTTAATGTCAGGCACAAGAGCATCCAATCGTGCCATGGCTTGCTCGTTCACTTCACCTGTTTCAGGGTCGAATGATTCCTGAAACAGACGTTGATGTTCATTGGCTAGTTCATAGAGTGATAGGTTACTCATTGCTGGATATCCTCAAGTTGTAGTTTACGTTTATCTTTCGCTTCATTGATTGCAAACATAATTGGTTCTTTGCCATGTGCGTTATAAGCTTCCTTAAATGTACTACGTAATGCTTCAATGGTTTTACATTTGTTGATCTCGTCGATGTAGTTAACGGATGGCGCAACATCATTACCTTCATTCAGCCACGTCATAATGTCAGCACCCATTTTCTGGTTAGGTTTCACAAACTGCTGGTCATAAAGCTTTGTATTATCTTTTGTGATATGCGCTACATGTTCTTGGGACATCGTCATATACATGGTGAATTCATATTCCATGCCATCACGTTGTACAGGCGCTAAACCCACTTTCTTAGGCACAACACGGCCTTTCTCGTTTACTTCTGTGATATATTCAGTCTTGGAACGCATTGTGACCAATATATGCAAATTAGAAGTAATCAAAGCATCGACAAGTGCATTGTGTTTGGGTGTCGCTGTCTTCCATCCACTTGTGAAGCTATTACCGCCTGCATTATCCACAATCGACAAGATACCGCCATCACCTGCCCACGCATGGGATAATGAGTCAATAATCAGAATGTCATATCCCGCTTTTTCAGCAGCCTTAATGGCTTGGATATACTTATCTGGGCTATAGGGTGCTTCAATGCGTAGCACGTCATAATTAAAATCAGCACCATACAGTTCACCGCGTCCAGCTTCGGTGTCGATCATCGCGATCTTACCGCCCATGCCAGTTGCGATTTCTAATGCTGACCAGGTCTTGCCGCTGCCAGATGCCCCTGCAATGCCGAGGCGTAGTTTTGCTTTTTTGCGTTCTGCTTTTCTAAACATTGTCATATCTCCAAAGTGTTTCACCGGTTTGTTTATCAATCGTTGCTGTATGCGTGCTATAGAACCTACATTCCGCTACACGCTGGCGTGCATACAATAAATCGGACATGTCGTCGTGATAATAATCAACAGGGTTATCCACAAGCGGCACATCGTCATCATTGTCGTAAAGCATGAGTGCGAGACTTAGCTTTTCAGACTTAGCAAGGTCTTCCAAAGAAAGCTCATAGGCTGATTGGATCGCATCGTGTTTCTTGAGTAAGCGATCCACAAATTCGGTGATATATTCAGGATAATCATTAGTCATTGGTAAATCCTCCGTCCTTGGAAAATCTATCGTCATATTCAAAAAGCAGCGTCAGCAAACGCTCGTGTTCTTTGCTGTGCTTAAAACTAGGTGCATGTAGTTTAAGCGTCCAACCGACTGCTGTGATGAGTTTTTTGGTAAAGCCTTCCAGTTGGCTTAGCTCATCGTTTAACATTTCTGTACGTAATACTTGTGACACTGTAACGCAATTTGCTATAGTAGACATAGCCATAATCTCCTTAGGTAGAATGATATTGGTTAGTACGCGGTGGTGCGGGTAACACTGCCGCGATACGCTGTTAATAATTAATCAAGTTTAATCCTAGTAATTGACTCTAAGATTGATTTACATGTTGCTGATCTAATAAGACAACTTAAAATAGTACCTTTAGTTGCACGAATATTAGATTTTTTGTTAATTTCTAGCTTTAGCAAATCTAATTTATCGTTAGCAGATTTATCTATTTTAACTGTAATATTTATGGGTTCTTCCATAATTTTCACCTTAAGTTGGTTAGTAAAGTCGGTAGATTATATGGTAATAACAAATGTGTCAACTTTTTTTTGTATTGCTTTTGTATTGGCATAACAAAGTAAAAAATATTGTTTAGTATTAAGAACTTACATAAAAAAATTTGGGAGGACAACTTGACTGATAATCAACAAAAGCGCAGGATATTGATAACTTAAATTGTATATAGGGAGTAACTTAGAACAACCAGCAGCCACCTGTAAGCCGCTGCTGGTCTCGAAACAAATAATATTAATTAGGAGACACTTCCATAGCTCAACTCAAATTATAGTTATGGAAGTGTCTCCTGTCAATCATCACAGGAGAAAGATAATGAATCATAGTTTCGATGTCACCATTGCAGAACAATATGATGTAGATGTTGCAATCTTTTTAAACTGTATTGCCTTCTGGATTCAACAAAACATTGCTACCAAAAAGAATTTTCATGACGGACGCTATTGGACATATAACAGCGCCGAAGCATGGAAGCTTCTATTTCCTTATTGGTCAACTGATAAAATAGACCGACTGATCAAAAAATGTCTACAAGAAGATTTAATGATCCAAGGTAATTACAATAAGTCCACTTATGATCGCACTCGTTGGCTAGCATTAAGTGATAAGGCTGCAAAATTATTGAACATTACCATTCCGCAAAATTGCGGAATCGATTCCGCGCTGGCGCGGAATCTAAACCGCGAATCTGCGGAACCTATACCAGATAATAAACCATATATAAAACCAGATAAGAGAGAGAGCGCGAAACGCGCCAGCCAAGTTCCTACCGATTTTAAACCCACTGAACAGCACGAGCAGCTCGCCAAGGAGGTAGGTATATCCATCACTGACGAGTTACCGAAGTTCATTGATTACTTTTTAGGCACAGGTAAGGTACAGAAGGACTGGAATGCAACTTTTAGAAACTGGATACGCAAGGCTAGTGAATACAAACTGAACAATAAAGGGGCTAAAAATGGAAATCATCGCAACGAAACTACGACCGAATTCCTCAAACGAACCAACTCCTACATGGGATGGGAATAAGCAGCCAGCATTGATGCAGCTCTTGAAAGACATGTTTGCTATGTTCTGCGTGGTTTATGGTGATCATTGGCGTAAGCGTTTCACTGACGATCTGATGGTAAAAGGTTTTTATACCCTTTGGCATGACGCATTGAAAGATTATCCTATGGCATTGATTCAGGCTGTGTGCGCCAAGGTTTATAAGCAAAATACATTTCCACCTTCGTTGGCTGAATTTCTTGAGATACTTCGCGCAGACTATAAGCAATGGCTACTTGATGAACAATCCAAGCAACGGCGCATTGAAGAATCACTTAGCCCAGAACAACTCGAACGCAATAAGGCTAAGATTGCGGATATCAAACAAAAACTCATGAGGAAATTACATGTCAATCGTTAACATTATTCGCGCCAGGACTTCTGGTCATAGTTTGCACATAGTACCAAAACGAATACAATCGCCAAGGAGCGACGATCAAAAGACCCGCTACCCTACATACACCTTTGCGGAGATCGTGGCACCATTAGCATCAGGATTGGAATTTAGGCGGTCTGGATGGCCATGTGAACGTTTGTCTGTCGATAGGATCACTGGCAAGCTGATTATCAAGACTGGAACAATTTGTTATTACTGGCAACCAAGTATAGAGGACGTACAAGCCGATGACTATGAAGAATGTCACAGAGCATAAGGCGAGTGAACATGAAGAATGTCGCGTGTTTTGGCAGTGGTTGCAATATTGTCCAGCCACGCGGGGGAAGGCATATCACATACCGAATGAAGGCAAGCGCAGTCTCACTATGGCAAGACGTTTGAAAGCGATAGGCTTATGTCCTGGGGTGCCGGATTATTTTATTGCGGTGCCGGTTGCGCCATACCATGGGTTGTACATTGAGATGAAATCCCAGACGGGTATCTTAGCATTAAACCAAGCGGGTTGGTTACGGCAGCTCAATGCCAATGAATACTATGCGACGGTCTGCTTTGGGGCAGAGCAAGCAATAGCAGTTGTTAAGGATTACTTGACAGGTAAACTCTAATGGCATAATCTGCTTAGGTATCATCGCGATACACTCCTCGTTTGTACTGTATATATTTTACCTTAATGGTTGGTTATTGTTATTATTCGGCGGTGTTAGAGCACCGCCAGTTTTTGGCCAAGGATATGGCTATGGTCGAATTATCTAATAAATGTTCAAGTTGCTGTCATGCCGCTGTTTATGCCATAGTGGGATATAGCTGCGCCTATTACCGTTGCAATGATTGCGATCAGGCGTGCGAGATTATTTCTGAATTCAAGGATGAATCACGAAATGACAGACTATCTCCAATCCGCGAAACAATTAATTTCTCTTCATGAAGGATATCGTCAATATGCTTACACTGATAGCACTAATAACATCACTGTTGGTTACGGTCGTAATTTATCAATTACTGGTCGGGGAATCAGCAATACGGAAGCTATCTACTTACTCGATCAAGATATTCTTTATTTCAACAGTAAGCTGCCTGGTATTGTTCACAATTATGGCGATATGCCCGACTTTGCCAAAGTTGTACTTTTGGATATGTTATTTAATCTGGGCTTGCGCGGTCTGGCTGAGTTCAACGATTTCTTGGAACATATGGCACGCCACGAGTGGCAATGCGCTGCCGAAGCTATGCTTAATAGCAAGTGGGCTAGCCAAGTTAAAAGCCGTGCTATTACGCTTAGTGACATTCTTAAGACGCAAGGGTTAGGCCAATATGCTTAAATTGTGGCGAATATATAGGGTATGGTGTAATAAACGTCGAGCAGATTATATTGCAAATAAAGTGAGCAATGAAATTTGCAAAAAAATAGCAGTCTTAAATAGTATGAATGTTGAGATGCTTCGACGAATGAATGCAACGCTTGAACGCTGCATACTCACGGAAGATAAGCTAAAACGTAGTCTTGATAAAATTATGAAGGATTAACCATGTGGCAACAAGCATTGAAAGACGTTATACCTCTAGTAGCCCAACATGCGCCAATGATTGCAACAGCGTTAGGGTCACCGGTTGCGGGGATTGCAGCGACAATACTTGCGAATGCTTTCGGTGTTGCAGCTAAACCTGCTGATTTATTAGATGCAATACAAAACCATACCGACGCTGCTAGCATCCTCTGTCAGTGCGACAATACTAGTGGTGGCATATTATCCAAGCTTGCGCAGAATGGTATGCCAAAGTATGTGGAGGTCACGTTAAAGCTGGACTGGCGCGACAGTGCAGCACCGGTTTAACGTTCGGTTTCTTCGACTTAGGTTTGCGCTTTTTCTTATGGGTCAGTGGTAAGCCTTCTGCTTTCCGGCGTTTGTATTCTATGTAATTCGCAAGTTTACGTTGGTGATGATAGTCAATTTGTTTGAGTGCATCATTGACGAATTTCTTTTGTTCAGTACTGAGAGTCGCATATTCACGCATAGTAGCGGCAAGTATGTCTTTGTCGACCGTTTTGGTGCGTAAGTGCGATAATACAGCAAGGACACGGGAAGCAATGATATAGGTCATAGGGTAAAAACCGCCTTCTTATTAGGGAAGGCGATAGGGTAGGTGATCTTTAGAGATGAATCAACAACTGTTTGATATTGGTGACCTTCGATGCACGGATCTCGTAAGGGATATCAATATTTTTGCATAACGGGAGCTTCGTGTCACCAAACCATTTGAATTGTAGCCCACGATAGTTTGACGAATTCGTCCAGAGTACGCGGAAATTTTCGCGAGATTCGTCTTTCCAGAGTTTCATTACCATATCATTATCGGGTGCGAGTGCAACGTTCATGCAATCGCGCGACGTTTTAGAAATGTCGATTTGCAGTCCATTAAGAATGTCTATACCAATTTTTAGCACAATATTAAGTTTACGTTTCTTAGGCGTTTCAGTGACAGTAATAAAAATCTTGTCGCGTGGAAAGCTACCAATAAGACCACGTTGCGAGTTTTTAAGGATGTCATGCCAGTCAATATGGTCTAGGTCAATTTTCCGTAAGATGTCCATCTTTGAAGCGGTTTGTAAAAATGACATTGTATTACCTCTTGGTTGGTTAAGAAAAAATTATAATTAGGATATAGCTAACAACTAATAATAAACGTGTAATGGGATTTAGTTCCTCCTTTGGGTCAAGTAGTCTTAAAAAGATTAATGTATAGATACCGAATAAAATTAGTTCCATTAGTTTAACTCCACGAAATCGTTATAAAGTTCATTGATACTGTGCTGACTTAGTTGCGTTAATAACATGGCTGCGAGATTTTCCTTCGTGCAATGTTCTATGAGTGCATTATGGACACGTTCACGCTTAAGCTTGTCAGCTAATGTGGGTTTATTTTGTAAGCAATAGTCTATGGTGTAGGTCATCGGGTAATTTCCTTTAGGTCAATGGTAATAGTGGTAGAATTGTCAAAATGGTCTTCGAGAATATCAGCGAGTTCTCTTAAGCAATCGCCATGGTCAGTGGTGAAGCATTCGCTTTCCCAATTGGCTGCATGATTCCGTAAATCGCTGATAATGCCACGCATCTGCGTTTTAGTAATATCGCTGCAAAGGAAAAGTTGTTGAATTATTTTGTCAGGTTCCTTTCGACGTATGCTACTACAATGCTGTTCGATTACCTCATGAGTTTTTGGCATTGCATTGGGTAGCTCATTTTCTTGGTGAAGTTTATTAAAACGAAAATAAGCATCTTTTTCAGAGTTTGCTTGAATTTCATAATCATAAGTTTCTTTAGTAGTAAGAGTTTGTGTGACAATATAGGTTTTAGACATTATTTATATCCTCTACAGAGTAAATATATTCTTCGATGACTTCTTCAAATTCGGGCTTTAGAAATAAGTCACTATTACATTCTTGCATTAACGTTTCGGCAAGTTTTTCTGCTTCTTCCGCATTCTCCGCATCAACTTCGATACTGTCTGCTTCGACGGTAGTACGATAAAAAGTTACTTTATAGGTTCGGGTCATGATAGTTCCTCGTCTTCTGTAAAATCGATCATAATGCGTTGTGGTATATTGCTATTAGGGGCAAACCATCCCCATACTTCATAAAATCCGTCACCAATAGGATTTGAAAATACAATACCTGCACCTTCATGGCCTAATTCAAAAGGAATGCTAAAATAATTTAAGCAATCATCATCTTCCGCCTCGGCAATGCGTTTAGGTGTAATGCTATTACCTACATAACAAGGATCACAGAGCATAAGTAAACCAGAATCTACAGCAACATGACCCATTAGTTTTTTGGTGAGATTAGTCATTTTTAAATGCTCCACTGCAATCAAGTTTATGTGTACCGTCATAGCGTGAACATATTGGGCATATATTAAATCCAGCTAGCCGCATAGTTGATTCATAACATTCGCGAATCCACTCTGCTATATTGGCACCCGATTCATGCTCGAAGGGTTCCCATATGCCTATAGTGTCTTCATCGGCTTTTATGTGGTCTTCGCCGTCATAGTCATTGCGGATACATTCGAGTATTTCAGTAAAGGTGAAGGATTCTGGCCAACATGCAAGAAATTGGCCGAGTGCATGTTGTTCGCATTGGGATTGGGTAATGTTAGTCATGTGTTTTCTTCCTATAAAATTTTGTAACTGTTAATATTTGTTTTAGTATTACATCGCCATAGTGGAGCATTCCCCAAAAGTATCGTGGTAGATAGCGGTGACTATAGTGCTTTAATACCTGTATATCTTTTGGGGTTATGTATTCTCTGCGTAAATGATCACGCAGGAAAAAAGCTTCATAAGCGTCCATGCTAATGTCATATACACGCTGTGAAGCGATATTATTGACGATATAAAATGTTTCTTTACGCATTTTGGTTTTCCAAAATAACCTCAAGGTGATGCCGGACATAATGGAAGACTTCGTTGCGTTCTTCCCATTGGGCGGCGCGAATGATATCCATGAAATGCAATGGACGCATATCGTCATTATTTAATACTTCATCACAGCGACAAATACGTTCAGCATGTGACTTAACCCAACATAATAAATCATAATTATAAATATCGGATTCAATTTTGACATCATTAGGGTCAGTGTAATCTGCTAATAAATCGAGTGATTCAGAAATATATTGATATATGTAATCATCGGGTAACATATCGCTATGTATTACGCGAATTAGTCCACGAATGGGATGATTGTCGGTTACATCATCGACAAGGCAGATAAAGGTCTTTTGTGCGTCGCTATTATTAGTACGGGTTTTAGTGGTTAATAGCTTGGCATATTCGGTAGCGAGTTGTTGTAATGGTGTTAATGTCATGGGTAATGTCTCCTAAGGTTAATGTTAATAAAAAATTAAAGTTTATATTTAGAATTTTTGTATCGTTCTTCTTTTAAAGTATCCAGCAATTTGTTTTTAAATTCGGTTTCTTCTGCGATTAAACGCTCATATTCTGCGATAATTAAATCAGACCTTTCAATACTTTTTTTGCAGACTTCGATGTAATTATCAATCATACTTTTTCTAAGGTCGAGACTTTTGTGTAAACGTTTATTCAATAGATTTATTTCTGTCACTGCTAATCCTATCTTTTTCTGAGCTGAGAAATTAGGATTATTTTTTTTGTTTAGATATTGTTCCCGCATAATTACAGCATGTTTAGCTTTGTTTTCTGGTCTATCTTTAATAGCTTGGAAACATATTTTACAGTAATAGTCTATAAATTCATCACCATTACTTCTGTGTTTTTTTGAACTATAGCATTGGTCTGCTGTTAAATCGCCGTGAGTTTTACATTTTTTAACGTAAGATACGGTCATGGTTAGTTGTCCTTATTGTCATGGTCTGTACGCATGGGATTATCCTCTAAATGGTGTGCCATTAGCTAAGAATTCGCATTCATTAGCAATGAGAGTGTCGCTTATTGCTTCATCCGAGGTGCGATATTCGTACTCTTGGCGCAATGTTAGCCAATATTGGCGACTAATTTCTGTAATAAACTGCTCGTCAAGCGCTTCTAATGCGGTGTCATAATCATCATCATTGGGATGATTGTCACGTAATGAATTAAAAGCTGTTAAATACTTTTCAGCAATCTTATAGGTTTCACATTCTATGCCATGTTCTTTCATGATTAGCTTTGCGATATTTTCGCATGAATCCATTGGGTCAGTACTAATGGATTGACGATAACTTAGATCAAATTCTGTTGTTTTTAAGCCTATATGCGAAGCATCTTCATAAATACTCTCCCACCAATTGTAGTCAGTGTTAATGTCATGATTATTAGCTATTACTTTTTGTTTAATATCTTCGGGTAATTCATTAAATTTATATACGTCGTATTCGCGGGTAACTTTACGCATGGTTATTGCTCCTACCATTGTGGGTTTTGTGTGTCGAGGAAAAATGTTTCGCCATGTACTTTTTTATGTAGGCGACAATAGGCGCGATAAAACTTTTGTGGTGTGTTATAACGACGGTCACCGTGCAATTGCTCACGTAAATCATCGTGCATATAAGATGCTACTGTTAGCTCGTCATGTAAGCTACCATTACCGATTTTTAATTTGTTTTTGTTGCTCATTGTTAATCTCCAGTTTGTTATTAGTGTTAATTTGTGGTACGCAGAGGATACTACCAGCAATATAAGAGATAATCAAGTAGTGTAGTGGAATATTTTAAATATATTGGTGCAATATGGTTATTGACATTGGTTAGTAATGTGTGATAATAAAATACTATATCTATATGCAAGGGTATGCGTATGTTAGAGCAATGCAAGGCATGTACAGGTACTAAGCGTGTGACTACGCTTGGGATGGTGTTTAATGATTGCAATGTATGCCAAGGCAAAGGCTATGTTGTGGTTGCAGTGACTAAAGAGCCAGAGCCAGCATGGGATAATATGCCAGCCGTTGTCGAGGCTAAGATTGCTGCGTCTAACGTTAAGATTGATAAGCGTAGCAAGGCGTATAGATTGGCGAGACAACAGGCGTTACAACAACAAGCGATACAGTAATCTAATGCGTGAGGGCGATTATGCTAGCCACGCGACAAATCAGACAACCTACTAGGCAAGCACTATCTGTTAAGCAAGAGCTATTCTGCAAGGCATATATTGAGACGCAATGTGCCAGTGAAGCAGTGCGATTAGCAGGATATAACACTAAATACCCTAATAAAGTAGCATATCAGCTAATGATTAATCCCGCGATTAAGCAGAGGATAGAAGCGACTAGGCGACATACTGAGATTGTATGTGAGGTTAGTTTGGCGTGGAAATTAGACAAGTTACGTTACCTCGTCGAGACCAACGTTGACACAGACAAAGAGATAGCGCTCAAGGCATTGGCAGAGTTAAACAAGATGCAAGGACACTATGCACCGGAGAAATCTCTGTCTATTCATGCAGTTACAACACTAGATAACTTGGCGAAAGCAAAGTTAGAATACAAAGACGAGTGACACTAAAAATATTTCACATTGGTGTTGACAATATTATTTATTGGAGTTATACTACTCTCACATTAACTAACTGAGAGGATAAGACGATGCACAACACAAGCCCAAAAACATATGCGTTACTAGTAATCGGTGCAGCATTAGCGTTAACACTCCCATTAATGCACTTCGTAATTTACCCATTCGTTTACGGAGCATAACAAATAAGGAAAGGTCATGGAAGACCTCTCGCAAGACGCAGCGAACCTCTTAACATCGCTGACCGAATTCACCAAGATATTCTATTACCTTCGCACTGGGCGCAAGTGGCAGACAAGTGCCCCCCAGGGGAGGGAGTCCCACTATAGTATTATCATACGGGCTCTGACGAGGGTGGCTAAGGGCGAGTGCCAGAAATTAATCATAAACGTCCCCCCCCGTTACGGTAAAACCGAGCTCCTCATCCACTTCGTCGCCTGGTGTATGGCGCGTTACCCTGACTGTAATTTCATCTACACCTCCTACTCCCATGCCCTGGCTAAGAAGCAGACGCAGACGGTGCGTGACATCATGCTCTTGCCCGACTACCAGCGTCTCTTTAATGTGTCGCTCAAGGACACCTCCACCGCCAAGGACAACTTCGAAACCCCTGAAGGCGGGTCTATCTACGCTGTCGGTGCTGGTGGTACCATCACTGGCCGTGGAGCTGGCATCAAGGCTGTCATGCGTATGGGTGGCGCCTTCATCATGGACGACATGCATAAGCCTGACGAAGTCCATTCCGACACCATCCGTGAATCCGTGAACGACTGGTTTTGGTCGACCGCTCAGTCTCGCCGTAATGACGCCACAACCCCTTTTATCTACATTGGCCAACGTGTCCACGAGCATGACCTTGCTGCTATGCTCTTAGCCACTGGTGAATGGGAACATGTTAACCTCCCTGCCATTGATCCCGCGGGTAATGTCCTCTACCCAGAGATGCACAGCAAATTAGCCCTGGACGACATGGCTGCCCGTAGCCCTTATGTATTCGCCGCCCAATACCAGCAAGATCCGCAACCCGCTGGCGGCGGTATCTTTAAGTCGGAATGGTTCGGCGTCTTGGACAACGAACCTGAAATCCTTGAAAGCTTTATTACCATTGACACCGCTGAAACCACGAAGGACTGGAATGACGCAACCGTATTCTCCTTTTGGGGGATCTACCGTATCCACCATGGCAGTGAAATCCCAGGCGCCCCCAGTATCCCCACTGACCTCTATGCATTACACTGGTTAGCCTGCAAAGAGCTACGTGTCGAGCCTAAGGACTTGCAATCAGAATTCCTGCACTTCTACCGTGACTGCATGCGTCATGCTGTAAAGCCTCAGATCGTTGCTGTGGAGCGTAAGTCCACGGGCGTCACCTTGGCAAGCGTCCTTAAAACCATGCAGGGTCTGCAGATCATGGACCTGACCCGTACCAGTGCTAGCGGTAGCAAGACACAGCGTTTCTTGGAGATCCAGCCCTATGTCAGCACGAAGCGCATCACGTTGCCCTTTGGTGCACCGCATACGGATCTCTGCATCACGCATTGCAGCAAGATCACAGCTAACAATAGCCATCACTTTGATGACATCGCTGACACCATGTACGATGCTGTGAAGTTAGCACTCATTGACGAAGTCATCACCCGCCGTATTGACCGCACCAGTAACATTGCCCAGGCCCGCACAGTAATGCATAAGTTCAACATGGTGCAGCGCCTACGTGCATTACGGGACAGGAGCAGTATCTTCGGGCGGTAGCTTATAGGGATAACAATTTGTTAAGCGATAAGTTTTATTATCAATAGCAAATAGCACTTCTGTTAAGCCAGTATTAAGCTTAGCAATAGCTGCATGCAGAATATCACGACGCTGTTTAGTAGCTAATAACAAGCGTACAGTTTTAGACATCGGTGCTTTAGTCATTATCAACTCCTAATCCTGGCAAATACCTTACATTCACGACAAACTTTCTTTTGTGTCTTCGGATTGACATAGACCATTTCTTGAGTCAAGGCACCATGTTTTTTGCATTGCTTAACAATACCGCCAGCCATAATTACTGCACCGTCTTATTACTATAGCGTTTAATAAGCATTTCACGCATATGCAGATGCAGGTCATCAAGGTCAGTTAGTTGTTCATCAAGTGTAGCATTGGCTTGTACTGCTAATATGTTTAACAAGAGCGACATTACCGCATTAATATGCACTTGCCATGCATCATTTGAACTCATGCCAGCCGCAACTTTCGTCTTGAAGTCATTAGCAAATAGGCTGTATATCATGTACACAAATTCATTAGTAGCATTTATTTTCTCTTCGTTAGTCATTGGTGAAATTCCTAGTGTATTTGTTGTTTATGTTCATTTAAGAGTTCTGTGAGTGGTTGAAAGAATTTCTTAACGGCATCAATCGACATTGTGTTTGGCAAGAGAATCGTTTCCATGAATTCATGTCCCATTGGGCTCTTAAAAACAATTTCTGCAAAATAGCATTCTTCGCCTTCTATGCCATTAGTTACATTAGTACCAGTACCCAATGTATAACGGACAATGAATGGCACGAGTTCTTCCATACCTTCAAAGTCAGTGAAAATGTTTTCGTGTGCCTCCGGGATCTTATTGCGAAGTCTAGCTTTTGAATTGTATTTGTTAGTCATTAAAACTCCTTAGTTTAGCGCCGGTGGTTTAGGTAAAGGCATCCAGTGCGTAACATTATTCAGCACTAGGCCAGCAGTTTCTTGCGAACAGAAGCTATAGGGTTGTTTATTAGCATCCAATTTTTCTTTTGGATAGCCACGTTCGATTAGTGTCTCGTGCATTTTCACAGTGTCCACAAATATGCAGATACAATAGCCAAACACAGCATGTACGAGCACAGTAGCAGTATGTTCTGGTAAGCGTTCACTCACTGATATCCAGGTATTGCAGATACAAGTTGTGCAGAAACAGTCACAGGGTATTGTCATAGTGGTAATTCGCTCAAGAGTCTAAGTTGTTTACGATGAAGTGCAGCCTTAATACCAGATTTATAGATCCAATGCACGCCACCGCAGCGACAAACATAGGCGATCTCGTCATTGAGAAAATCCAATGTTTCAACGACAAACCATTGGTCAAGTTCAACATCGTGATATTCGAACATATAAAACGAAGTTCCTGGCTTGCGCTCTGCATCGGGTGTGTCAGTACATGTCATAGTGTTAACCACTCCGGTTTTTTACGGTTAGTCCAGTTAGTACAGTAATAATTAGGAATGCCCATGCGCAACTCTGCCTGACAGCCTCGGCAATTAGCGATGCGGCGTTTGATTACGGCGGCATAGTAGTTGCGATAGCAAATGACAGGTGGCTGTATAATAGGTTTTCCACCAGCAAGTTTATTTGGTAAAGCAACAATATACCGCTTCGGCATTACGAGTGGGAATGGCAATACCGTGTCAGCACTAGCATAGGAATCTAATTCTTTGACGTATGGATGCTGTGGCAATATCGGCATCTTGATTCGTGACCATGACCAAATGTAGAGATGCTTTTTATAGAACTGCCATTTGGTAGAGTCTTCATTAAGATCCTTGCGGAGATTAAAGCGGTAATACCATTCAGCAAGTGAATCATTGAGGTATTGCTGCAGCCACTTGTAATTGGCGATGCACTGTGATGCCCAGGTAATCCATTCCGCTAAGCCAGTGATGTTTAATTTAGACTTTAGTGGCACAAGAGCATGGTTATCCATTGCGACAGTATCTGTCATGCCACCGGGTGTGCGTAGATCATTAATTAGCATATGGTGCACTTCACAGAGCACCTGTGCGATGTCCTTGATCTGCCGCTTGAGTGACGTATTGTCAAGTAGCTGTGCACTAATGGCAGGATCATTGTCGAGGATATAAATGGTCATGCTATATGCTCCGCAATAGTTCGGTAATAATGAATACGCTTAGCCAAAATGGGTGCCATGCGTACGATGCGCCCAGCACTGACAATGAAGCCTGCGCATAAGTAATGAGTACACACACGGTATAGACCGTCCTTCATAGTGTTACCTCATAATAATTTGGCGCAACCCCAAGACAAAACTTTTTAGCTCCGTACCCCTAGCTCCGGAGACCGTTGTTTAAGGTTAGAGGAAACCTCTTGTAGGTTGCATAAACTGGTGGCCATTCTTTGTGTGAACCAATTACTAGGAGTGCGCGCGCTCCGTTCTTTTGGTAAATGGCCGTAAATCATTGGCAATCGGCCAGTATCGAGCTGGCTTTATCGAGATCATCCACGATCTAACTGCTGGACGGCTATGCGTGACCAGCCACACGATTCGAACATGCTTAATGCGTCCTACGCCGCGATTGCCCTAAATCATTGCTCAATAATGCAGTCATCAAAAGTTGCAAAATCCACAAAAGAAGAACCTTGCCGCGATATTGCTTGCATAAGTTTCTTTGTGTCAATCTTAAATAGCGTCGGTGATTCTGTAGCCATTTTATGCCACTTTTCACCGAGGTCACATATGTTTGCTAATCTGCACATAGCTCGTGATATTGGCACAAATCTAGCATCGGGCTTACCATGGACTAATCGTAATAAATGCTTTGGTTCAGTAATAACTTTTCCTTCCCACATGAGCGCAACAATTTCATCATTGCCAGCGAAAAAATTATCTGGGTCAGCTGACATTGTTGATATCCTCAACTTTAACTAGCCCTTGCTCGATTAAGTATATGAGCATTTTGGCGCGAGTATTAGCTTCATTTTCATTATCAGTAGTAATCATATCCTCGCCATTCGGCAAAATAGCTCGACAAAAATATGAGCCGCTGAAATCTTTTCCGCTGACTATTTCTTTTTCAAAATACTCGCCAAGTTCGCCGACTGTGAATGCTGAATAATTACTATCCATAAAAAATGGCATTTCTGATCTATAAACAACGCCACCAATAGCATAATAAAATAATGATTCTTGATTAACGCCCAATTCCTTTAATCGTTGCGCATATTCGAGCGAGCATACTTGCTGGTTAAGTTCCATTGTTGGTTTCCTTATCATAATTATTCCTGCGTATAAAATCTTTCGTGCATGTATAGCATGTCATAATTCGATATTCGTCGTGTTCAGGACACTTTTCAGGTGCCGGCACGAATGTCATAGTTACATAATACGTACCAGCTAAGATCAACATGTTTCTGTATAGCCAGCCCCCTGGAGCTTCTAGTCGATGTGTAAAATCAAAGGCAGTATCACCTTCTTGTTCGTATACTTTTTTCCAACTCATAGTGGATTCTCATAAATTTGCACATCAACAACTGCATCCGCACACCAATCACGCATGGAAATTGGCAATCCCATTTTATTAGCACGTTCACGATGTTCAGTAGTTAATTGCCGAGCACAGCGGTTATCGCAACTGGGATTGCTACAAAATGATCTATCCATGTAGTGAATCATGACGCTTTCTCCGGTTCAATATTGGCTTTGATGAGCTCAAGATAAATGCTCATTTCTAGGCGTGCAACGAATGGCACACCGCCGCTTGCTGGAAAGCCATGGTTATCAAAGTGCATCGTCTTAAGCTGTGGGAATTTATCATATAGCAGAGCACAGGCAGCTTCCGCAGCAGCAGTAACAATCTTAGGATATTGGTGCATACTTATTTCCCTAGACGTTTGGGTTGTAATGTAACGACAGGTTCAGCTTCTGGAGAGACATCAATAATATTGTCGTCAGATGTTTTGCTATAATCGAGATAAGCAATACTGGGTTTTTTCTCAAGGATTTTAGCATAATCAGCTTCAACTCTGAGTGTGATGATGACTTCACTTGCAAGATCCCCTATAGCTTGCGCTTGATGCGGTGATATCTGACCAGTGTAAGTGTCTTCCATTGCTTTCGTTAGGAGCTTTCGTAGATCACAGATATTTTCAATTGCCATGTTTAAGTACCTTATCAATTTTATAAAGCATTTTTGCGAATTGCATTAATAACTTCCCAACAATAGTACCAGGTTTGTAATTAGGCGGTAGATAATGTTCGCGAATATATTGGTTAATTTTACGTGCAGAATTACTTTTAATCAGTAAATATTTGTCATAATTTGCTATGCGATATTGCTGATTTCTTGCAAGGATATTTTTCTTATTCTTAGCATAGTTATTTTGGCGATAACCTATCTGACACTGTTTACATTTATAGCGTTGTTTGCGACCTTCATAGCCATTTTTATTCACATGTTCTAGCGTTAAAAAGCCATGCTTACTGCAATGTGTCACATAGCCTTCTGGAAAATTCCTACTACTGGGCGGTGCATTATTTCTAGCAATTAATTTCCGTATTTTGCAACGACGGTTATAGCGTTCTTTGATAATCTTACGACATTCAATGCAGAGGTATGTTGGCCTATTGTTGCGTCGCAATATGTGACATTGCTGGAGGGTTAATTCACCATGTTTGCGACAAACTTTGACGATGACGGCCATAGGTTACCAATAGTAGACAAATGGCTTCCGTGCGAGTGGTTTTGCGATGCTATCCAAAGCATCATCATTCATGGTTTTGGTTTTCTGCAAGATTATGCGTGTCTTTTGACGCTCGGGGCGAGTCATAAACATATTGCGATGCCAGCGTGGTGCTGAGCTATAGTTAATTTGGTAACGGTGTTTGAGGTGCTTTGGCACATCGTTCATGGCATCAGCATAAGGGTATTTTCTTTGTGCTTTATGAACAGCTGGCCAAACATCCATACCTTGTTTGATAAGTTCATCAACGTAAGCATCACGTAATTCGCGTAGCCGATGCTCTTTGCGAGTAGCTTTTCTGTTGTACTTTTCTTTATAAGTGTCAGCCATAATTATTACCAGGATCTTTTTTTAACTTTTATATAGCGTGCACAACGTAAACACCAACCATAACGTTCAATATAATATTCAGCAGTGTCAGGATCTGTTGTTTTACAGAGATAAATACTCTCGCGATCAATGTTATGTGACCATAACCAACACCATAATAATTTTAACATCACTGCACCGTTTTAGGATCTTGCTGAAAACTATTCATGGCATCCATGGTGAGCTCAATGCCAACATCAAACAATTGCTTAACCAGCTGCCGCCTTTCATCAACGGACATGTTTTCACGTAAGAATGTATTGATTACACGTGCTAATATGATCGCATTAAATTTAATGGCAACAGAGCACAAAAAGTTAATGGTAAGTACTTCATTATCGTTGAACAGTTCACTAATTTCATTAGCTGCTGGTAGTGCCCCATAATAAGCGTCTAACATGCCTTTTAGCATTGTCGCCTGTAAGACTTGTTGCTTTTCCGTTAACTTTTCTCTGCTGACGTTAAACATGTACTGCTCCTATATATGGCGCCGATGACACACAGGAATACTGCTGCGGGAATGCACATGTCATCGGCATAAACTATTGTCTCAGCTGTGTGCTCAACTCTTTACTGGCCCGGAGCACTCTACGCGATGTTTTCACATTTCTGCTTTCGCTTCATCAGGCGTATAAATGCCAGTCTAGACCTACCTATCATCTGAGACTCGGGTAGGAATCGCTCTTTATAAACTTGGAGCGGGTGTGCTAAGCACATTGTATTCCCAATGCTAACCTAGGAATCATTGGTAGCCTATCCCTTCCGGGCCCGCATAAACTATTTCTGCAGTATGTGACGCTCAATCCAGGCCAAAACATCTGCATAGTCATAACGTACTGACCGACCAAGCTTACGATACGGTATAGCATCATCGCCGCCTGTACAACGTTTGCGCTGCAGCCAAGAGACTGATTTCCGTACCATAGCAGCGACTTCAATTTCTGTTAATAGTTTTATGTCGGTCATTTAGTTACCACTCATTTGTCCTGAGAATACATGCTATAGTTGTAATAGTCAAGAATAAGTTGTATTATGTTTTAATAGTTTGCATTAACAAAAGGATTTGTTATGCTGCAGCTTGATCCACCTATTCCTGTAGTGACTCCAAAGGGCAAAGGGTTGGCCTGGTTTTTGATTGATCCGTCTGTTGAACATCATCTGCAATGGGTTGTAGCGCAAGATGATACCGGTGAGATCTGGACATGGCAGAATCCTGATGTACGTGCACAGAAGAACATCACGATGGGTAGGGTGGTACATAAATCTGTGTAGGATAATTTTATGAGTTTAAGTTTTGTTACTAGGAGTCCAAATTATATGTTCTATTTATTACAAACTGAAATTGTCGGCGGTTATTTTAATGGTGAAACACCTGCTTTAATTAGAGTTGATGAAGTTACTGGTATACGTATTAGACAAAAGCAACATGATGACAAACCAACTTATATGCTATGTATCTATACTAAAGCTGAAGACTTTTTTGCTTTTTACTATACATTAGAAAACGCCCAACGCACCGCTAAAGATATTCTTGTTCGTCAAGGTTACAATGATGATGTTGCTCATGCTCTTGTTAGCCGCATGGTTATCTTAACCAAAGAACCAGATCCTGAAGAAGTTGCTGCAGAAAATGAAAAAC